TCGGCATCGGCAAAACGGGCGCGATCACGCGCGGCAGCGGCAAGATCATCCACGGCTCACGTGAGATCATCGTCAGGGCTTCCAACTACCGGGGGGCTCACGAGAACCGCAAGACCCTGCTGATGGCGCAGGACACCGGCGACACCCGGCCCCGATACGAGATCGAGTTCCTTGGCGTCGACGACAACCGGCAGAACCCCGCGCTGGTGCCGGTCGATGCGACCAACACCACGCTCTTCCCCCGTGTCCCGAACACCACCAAGCTGACCCTGTTCATCGCCGGGCGCGTGATGCCGGGCGGCTACTCGGGCAACTTCGACACGGGGACGCTTCTCGGCAGTAGCGCGTCGCAATCCTCTGTGCGCCTGCTGGCCAAGTATGTCGGCGGGACATCGATCAGCACGTCGCCGGTCTTCCGCCCGGCGGCCGACCCATTCCGTAGTGCCGGCATCTTCCTGTCGATCGATACCGATCTCGGCATCCTCCAGTACGGCAACAACGAGGACATCACGACGGTCGCTATCCCGGCGAACGGCGTGCCCATCGACCTTGCGCTGCTTACCCGGCTGTTCATGTCCACCGGCGCGCCGCTCAAGGGCTTCGCCATGCGCCGCTGGATGCTGTTCCTCGGCACGGCGTTCGACATCTCCGTCGCCACCGGCGGCGTGAGGCGCGCGCTGTTCTACGACAGCGCGACGGGTCTGCCCAAGGACACCGGCGGTTCTACGGTCGACGGCGTGACCGCCGCCATCGATCTCTACGGCCGGGAGTACGACTGGCTGACCGGGGTCAACCGCGGATCGCTGGGCAACCTGCTGCCCGCCCGCTGGTGGGGCATGGAGCGGATGGGCATCCGCGAAACGATTTCCTGAGGAGTGAAGCCATGACCGATATCAGTTTTGCGGCGGTCGACCTGCTGTCGCCGCTTGCGCTCCAGGCACGCGACCTGCGGGACACACTCAAGGGCGCGGTCAAAGACGCGCTCGCGGCCGATCCGGCGCCGGCAGAGGACGCAGTCGCGCGCTACGGCGAAGCGCGCGCCCAGCTGGGCGCCGCGCTCACCCAGCTGATCGAGATCGACGGCCAGCTTGGGGCCATTCTGGCGAAGGCCGACCAGGCCTAGGCCGAGCTTGCAACCGGCGGGCATCCCGAAAGGGCTTCCCGCCAACCTGTTCCCCTTTTACGGAAGGGGGCTTCGGATGTGCCAACATCTGCGAAACCAGCGAGCCTGCACTCGCACTCTGACGGGCGCCGCGCCTGTCCCACCCGAGTACCCTTCCGCGCTCAGGCGCGGGAGGGACATCGTGCAGGAAACCCACCATGTCTACCCCTTTTGTTCTCGTTTCCCCAACCTCGCCCGTCGCCGGCTACATCGGCGGAAAACGCAACCTGGCGAAGCGCATCTGCGGCATCATCGAGCGCACCCCGCACACCAGCTATGCCGAGCCATTCGTGGGCATGGGCGGTATCTTCCTGCGCCGCAGGAGCCGCCCGCGCGCCGAGGCGATCAACGATATCTCGGGCGACGTCGTCACCCTGTTCCGCTGCCTGGCAGAGCACTACCCCTACCTCGTCGACATGCTGCGCTTCCGCGTCGCGAGCCGCGCCGAGTTCGAGCGGCTCCTCGGGCAGGATCCCGATCGCCTGACCGACCTGCAGCGCGCGGTGCGCTTCCTCTACGTCCAGCGCCTGGCGTTCGGGGGGCGGGTAAAGGGTCGCACCTTCGGTGTGGATGCATCGTCGCCGGCGCGCTTCGACGTCAGCAAGATCGAGCCCATGCTGGCCGATCTCCACGACCGCCTGCAGTCCGTCGTCATCGAGCGCCTGCCCTATGCGGACTTCATTCGCCGCTATGACCGCGAGGGCGCGCTGTTCTACCTCGATCCGCCCTATTGGGCCTGCGAGACGGACTACGGGAAGGACGTCTTCGGCCGCGAGGACTTCGCTGCGCTGGCCGACCAGCTGGCCGGCATCAAAGGCAAGTTCCTGATCTCGCTGAACGACAATGACGGGGTGCGGGAGACGTTCGGCCGCTTCGCCATTACGCCGATCGATACCACGTACACTGTAGGCGCCGTGTCAAAACCAGCTCGCGAATTGCTGATCAGCAATTTTGCGCTACTGGCCAATGACAATTGAACTTGGCGATACCAACTGGAGGGCTGGCGAATTTGCTGGCGAATTCGCCGGCGCCAAAAATTCAAGGTGAGCTTGAAAGACTCAATGAAGTCGCCTAAGTTCACTGGCGATGGATTGAGAGGTGGGAAGCGCCGCCCCACACACTTCGGGAAACCGGAGTAGAGGCTTCGGCCGAGAGATCACGGTTGGCAACGTGCTCAATCCTAAAGGTTACGAAAGGGAAGGGTCAATGGCCCTTCCCTTTTTTCACGGCAGCAACGGCACGACGCGGCCAGTCTTGACCCGGCTAGTGAGCTGGCTTGCCTTCAAGCCGTACGCGCTGGCTACCTTATAGGTTCCGCCTTTAGATCGCGCGAAAGCGATAGCGACCATGGCAAATGAGCCAGGCCCTACCTCCATCGAATCGACCAAATAAAACGCGTGGGGGTGCGCGGGGTCCCTTCCTATGAAGGCTGGATTGGCCACCAGACCTGGCAGCACCGCCATGATCTGCGCATATTCGAGTGGATGCTTAACCGCGATATGCTCATGTGCGATCTTACTCACCGTCACTTTGCCCGGCAGCAATGCGGTGCCAATCGTGCGATTGATGCGATCGACGGGAAGAGGGCCGAGGTTCAGACCTTTGTACATGACTACTCGCTTTCCAGCGCTATCATGATCAAGCGGCGAATGGCCTCCGGACGAGTCACAAAAGGAGCGCCACGCTCCGCAATCCAGCTGTCGATACTGCCAAGTGCGACACCGTTCATGCGGACCATTATTGGCGACGTGTCGGCCTTGGGGCGGCCCCGCGCTCCGCTTTGATGATGTTTGTGTCGGTCGGTCATAATTTTCGGTATCAAGAAATCAAATCCGAATAAACCGCTAGGGTTGGCGTTAGTATTTGGTCAGCCGCCCGTCCAAATACGCCCCCGCGAAACTCGCTGATCCCCGCGCCATGGTAGCACCATGGCGAATTCCGCAGACCTTGAGCAGCTAACCGGCGAAGTGATCCAGCTGGGCACCGTGGCGTCCGTCGATCACGGCGCCGCGACGTGCACCGTCGAGATCGGCGACCTCGTAACCGGCGCGTTGCCCTGGGCGACCGGGCGCGCCGGCGGCGTGAAGTCTTGGTCGCCCCCGACGATCGGCGAGCAATGCGCGGTCCTCTGCCCCGAAGGCGACCTCGCCAACGGTGTCGTGCTGCTCGGCCTGTGGTCCGATGCCAACGCCGCCCCGTCCAGTGACCCCGACGTCGTCCACCTCGAATTCCCTGACGGTGCGGTCATTACCTACAACCATGCCGCCCACGCGCTGGCTGTTACGCTGCCCGCCGGCGGCACCGCGCAGGTGGACGCACCAGGCGGCTTGACGATCAACGCCGATGTCACCGTCAACGGCAACCTGACGATCGCCGGCAAGGCCAATGCGTCCGAAGACGTGATCGGCGGCGGTATCAGCCTTAAGAACCACAAGCACACTGGCGTCTCCGCCGGCAGCGCTCAGACCGGGACCCCCGTCTGATGACGGGCATGGCGCGCACCACTGGCGCCGCGATCGATGGTGTCGACTCTATCCATGAGTCCGTGCGCGATATCCTCGGCACGCGGATTGGCTCGCGCACCTGCCGCGAGGATTACGGCTCGCTGCTGCCCGACCTGATCGACCAGCCTATGACGGCGGCCAACATCCTGCGGATCTTTGCGGCCTCGGCCGTCGCGCTCTCCCGCTGGGAAGATCGCATCCGCCCACGCCGCTTCAGCCTCGCCGCCGGGACGCGTCCTGGCGCCGCCACCCTGATCATCGAGGGCGACCGTACCGACACCGTTGCTGCCAGCGCCCGCGCCCGTCTCGTCCTGCCTCTCTAAGCCAAGGAACCGCTCATGGCCTTCAAACATGGAATCACCGTCACCGAGATCACTGAAGGCGCCCGCACGCTGACCGCGATCTCCACCGCCATCATCGGCCTGGTCGCAACCGCGCCCGATGCCGCTGCCGGCGTCTTCCCGCTCAACCGGCCGGTGCTCATCACCGACATCGAGACCGCGATCGGCAGCGCCGGCGTCACCGGAACGCTGGCCGGCTCCTTGCGCGCCATCGCCGACCAGACCCGCCCGATCCTCGTCGTGGTGCGCGTCGACGTCGGCGCCAATGCCGCCGAGACCGCCACCAACGTCATCGGCACCACCGGCGCGGATGGCCTCAAGACCGGCATGCAGGCGCTGCTCGCCGCGCAGGCGCAGCTGGGAGTGAAGCCGAAGATCCTCGGCACGCCCGGTCTCGAAACGCAGGCGGTCACCGCCGCGCTTGCCGTGGTGGCGCAGAAGCTGCGCGGCTTCGCCTATGCCCGCGCGATCGGCGAAACCGTGGCCGCCGCCAGCCTGTATCGCGCCAATTTCAGCGCCCGCGAACTGATGCTGCTGATGCCGGACTTCCTCGCCTGGGACACCGCGACAAGCGCCGCCGTCACCAGCTACGCCGCTGCCCGCGCCATGGGCCTGCGCGCCCTGATCGATACCCAGACCGGCCCGCACAAGACGCTTTCCAACGTCGCGGTTTCTGGTGTCGTCGGCCTCACCAAGGACATTCACTGGGACATCGAGGACCAGTCGAGCGAGGCAGGCGTGCTCAATGCCTCGGAAGTGACCGCGCTGGTGCGCACCGACAGCGGCTACCGCTTCTGGGGCAACCGCACGGCCGCCGAGGCGGAAAGCCCCTTCGTGTTCGAGAGCACCGTGCGCGTCGCCCAGTTGCTCGCCGACACGATCGTGAACGGCATGCTCTGGGCGATCGACAAGCCGCTGACCCCCAGCCTCGCCAAGGACATCATCGAGACCATCAACGGCCTGTTCCGCCAGCTGAAGGCCGGCGGCGTGATCCTCGGTGCCAAAGCCTGGTACGACGAGGCGCAGAACGACGTCTCGGCGCTCAAGGCCGGCAAGCTGCGGATCGACTACGACTACACCGTGCCGCCGCCGCTCGAAGACCTCGGCTTCAACCAGCGCATCACCGACAGCTACTTCGCCGACTTCTCGGCACAGCTGTCGGAAGACGTCTGACCGGCCCGCGCGCCCGCCTCCCTTCCCTTCATTCGATCATAGGAGCCCGCCATGGGAATGCCCCGCACCCTCAAGGACCAGATGCTGTTCAACGAAGGCCTCGCCTACATGGGCGATGCCAAGGCGGTCACCCTGCCCACGCTCACCCGGAAGATGGAGGAGTACCGCGGCGCCGGCATGAGCGGCACCGTCAGCATGGATATGGGCATGGAGGCGATGGAGATGTCGTTCACCTGCGGCGGCCCCATGCGCCAGATCCTGCGCCAGTGGGGCACGCCCACGCTCGACGGCGTCTACATCCGCTTTGCCGGCAACTATCAGGCCGAC